GCGCTGCTGCTGTTCGGCCGGCAGCGCGGCAAAGCGGGCGGCGGCCTGGCGGATGCGCTCGCGCTCTGCCAATGCTTCTTCACCAATCAAGCCAGGCACCGCATCCGTCAGCGCCAAGGCCGCGAGTTCCATGGCTTGCCGCGCAGATGCGCTGGGTAGGCCACGCCTTCGATATCTGGATCGATGGGCGTGGTGGGTTGCCACGTCAGTCCTCCGTCCCCTGCTGACCAGCAGCACGGCAGGCGTTGCGCTCAAGGCGGTAGCAGAGCCTGCGCACGTCGCGCGACAGGTCCTGGATTCGATCCGCCTCGGGGACAGTCAGCCGCTGGTCGGCCAGCGCGTCGATGCCTGCACCGGCCAGCGCGCCTGTCAGCTTGTGCAGCTCCAGCAGCTTTGCCTGGATGGCGGCCAGCTCGTTGGGCCAGCCGCCCTCGGGCGGCGGGGGTACGTAGTCCACCATCAGGTCGTACTGGCCTGCGAGGGAGCACACCCAGTCGGTGGCAAGGTCCTGCGTAACCACGAACTGCTGCAGGTAATCGGTCAGGATCTCAGCCATCTCCATGGAGATCGACTCACCGTCGATGCCACGGAGCTTCTTGCGCAGCGTCTCGGTCGATATCGACCTGCCTCGGCGCTTGCTGATGTGGGACGCCGCGTCCTGCAGCCCACCAGGGGCACGAGCCACGGCGCTGTGCAGCGCGTCTCGCCAGTACAGGTCAGAGCGGTGGCAGGTCATGCCTCCCCCTGAAACGCGGCACCGTTCATCGTGGGAAGGCGGGTAGCGGCCGGCGCAACATTGGCGCCATGGCAGAGATCATCAGCTTTCCGCAGCGCATGCACTTCACCGCGATCCGCGCCTACGACGCGGACACCGGCATCGGTGGCGTGGTCGCAGTCCTGTTCGGCCCGGTGCGGCAGGCTCATGCTCACAGAGCACTTCATGCCGTCTCAGCCGGCCAGATGTCAGGGCGGATTGCAGCCAGGGCCAACGGCTCGCACCCGAGCTCGCCGCCAATCTCGACCGACGCCTCCTGAATCTTTCTCGCCAGGACCGGGCTGGGCTTTTTGTTCCTCCATCCGGTTGCACACTGCCACAGGTAACCCTCAGAACTGCCGGTCAGGGCAGCGAGGCGCCGCTTACGTTCGGGGTCCGAAATGAAGGTGAGTAGGTCCATAGGACTAGTATTTAGCCCGCAGCTAAACCCTTCTGTCAAGCTCAGGGCGCAACAAGGGTGTTTAGCTACTAGCTACGCTTCCCCTATGGACGCCATAACCGCCAGACACCTCAACCTCCAGGCCTTGGTTGCCACGCTCAAGCCACAGCTGGGCACGCAGAAGGCGATCGCCATCCATCTGGATATGGCCCCTTCGTACCTCAATCAGCTACTGGGCGGGAAGAAGCTTGGCGACGACGCCGCACGCAAGATTGAACGCGCGGCGGGGTTGTCACATGGCTGGCTGGATCAACCAAGGTCTGAAGACGCCACCGTCGATGCTGTTGCTGCGGGTTCTCAGGATCTGCGAATCGACCCTGAGACCATCGCCTCAGCGATCAGGCTGGTCAGGCTCACGTTCGCCAACCTTGGAATTGATGACTTCAGCAATGAAGAAGACGGTACGCCTCTGGCTTATGCCTACGAGTACCTCTATCAACGAGGCGAGGCAACTGTTACTCCGGACAACCTGATCGATTTCAGCAAGGCGCTCGCGCAAAGGCTCAGGGAGAAGGATGGAGAATCAGAAGAAGGAGCCCCCGGCCGCGGGGACACTAGAGGCTTTAGCTCAGGTGATCGCACAGCGCGTCGCAAGGCGTGATGGGCAGAAACCAAAGCTGCGCGTGGTCGCAGCGCCAAAGCCATCAACCATCGATAACGTGACGCGGGACAGCATCCTCCGCCGAATCCGCTGGCTACGCGATCACTACAACCTGGGCTGCTTGATCGACCAGGCAACGTTCAACACGCCCGGCATCGACTGCCTTGAAAACGACGAGCTTGTGCAGCTGCATCGGGAAATGGAAGCCGCCAGGGAATGCTGCATGGAAGGCGTCCCCTTGGATGAGGCGGGCTTCATCAGAGACGTTTCCATTCAGGACGTCTGACGCCGAGATGAAGTAAGTGGGCGCCATAGGCGCCCGCTCCTATCGCTGTCCACCGGCCGAGTACTTCTCCCGAGTGGCGCGCTCACGCTCACTTCGAGCATCGCCGCATCGCCTTCTAGCTTCCGCCATCTGGGTGTCGGCTGATGCCCTGTCCGCTGTGTGTGATTGCTGCAGGCTTGCGATCTGAGAACGGATTCCAGCCTCATAAGTGGCGCCAGCGAGATTGTTGCTCGCCTTGGCCAAGTCACGGTTAAGCGCGGCGATCTGGCGTGACACTTCCTGCCCGCGCGAGTTGACCGGGCCGTAGATCCTGCTCTGTTCCGAAGACAGACAGTTGCGTTCGGCTATCCCTGCATCGGCAAGCTCTGTCGTCTGATACACCGCAGCGCGGTTGGCTGCCTCGCCCGCACTTTCCGTTGACGCCCGGTTGGACCGCAGCTTCATGGGTGCAGATCCTGCGGAACAGGGGTCTTGCGAGTAGACGGTCTCCCCGTTTGCCCCCTTGCATTTGAAAACCTGCGCCGAAGCCCAAGGCGAGACCAGAAGCGCAATCCCTAACATCAACACCCTGCCGAACATCGCAGCCTCCCTGGCCCTGATATGCCTGGTAATTATCCGGGGTGTTCCGTCCGTTTTCAGCCCTTTCGCATAAATTTAGCTGCCAGCTATTGCATTGATAATTTAGCTGTGGGATAAATCTCCCCGCCGGCTAACAACCGGCGGGCGACCGGCGGGTCGCCAAGCGGCCCGGACCTCCCCTCCCAGCCGCAGCCGCTCCCCACGGCAGACGACCCGCCGGCGTCCTCTCTTAACCAGGAGCGCGCAATGTCTCATCGTCACGCCGATCCGAGCCCAACCATGCTGCCGCTGCTGGCCGTCAAAGCCCTGCTGGCGCTGGCGGCCCGCGACCACAGCACCGCCCGGACCCTGTGGACCCGCAGCAAGGGCGAGCACAGCCGCAATCAGCTGCGCCGCTCGCGCCGCATGGGCGTCGCCAGCCTTCGCCTGGAAGCCTGCTCGCGGGATATGTCGGCTGAGGTGCGGGCATGAAGGGCACTGAGAGCGCCTTGGAAACCTTGGCCCGGATTTCTCGGGTGAATGCAGACTTCGGCGCCGTGGCGGCTGAAACGGCCGACTTCATGGCCCGCGCCGGGGAGTCGATGCTGAAGGCCCAGTCGGTGGACCTTGCTGCAGCGCACTCAGCATTCTCCAAGCTGGTTGAACAGGGTGATCGCCTGACCGCCGCGTTTCGCGCCCTGGGGCAATCCAAGGGCCTTCAAGCGCAGAACCTGATTCGGCGCGAGTGCGAGGACTCAATGCTGGCTTTTGCAGCGGCCTTGGCACGCGTCAAAGGCAGTGAAGCATGAGTCGCCGCCTCCGCATCACCTGGCTGGCCGTTGGGCTTCTGGCCGCCGTAGTAGTGCCGCTGCGCGTCGCCGAGATCCATGGCGCCCATGCCGAGCGCGATGCCGCGAAGGCCCGCTGGGCAGCCAGCAGCTCGGTGAGGGGCTGACCATGCGCCAGACCTCCCGCCCACTACCTGCATCGGTTCCCTCCTGTGGCCACGGCCACCGGCCGCAGATCGTAACCACGAGCGGCGCGCCGACCGGGCATCGCCTGGGCACAGCCTGCCCCGACCTGGTGCACATCGAGTGCCACCGCTGCGGCATCGCCACCCGGCCGGTTCCTTACGACCGCGCCGCGTTGGCCGAGCTGCGCTGGACCGACAGCACCTTGGCGCACTGCCGAATTCCGATCTCCCACCTCGCCCGCCACCGCGGCGAAGTGCTGGCCGAACTCGCTTCGACCGCCCCTTCCACCTCCATCGCAGCCTGACCAGGAGACACGCCATGGCCGCCGCACTCAAGCCGAAAGAACGCGCAGCGCTGCTGGCAGCGCATGCCGCATCCGACCACGCACTGCACCGAACCCGCGCGGGCTTCGCGCCCAACAACCGACCGGAGAAGGTATTCACCCGTCGCGTCATGAACTGGCTGGATGAGCGCGTGTTGATGCGCTTCGACGACCCGGAGCTTCCGCGCACGGCGACCTTGACCGCCGCCGGCGTTGCCGCTGCCGAGGCCGAGATTGCCAAAGCCCGCGACCTGGCGCTTTCCGCATGAGCGCAGCACCCGCCCTTCCGGTCGAACAGCAGTTCGCCACCGGCCACCAGGGCGAATCGCTGGTGCTGATGGTGTGCCAGGGCTGGATCTGGGCCGGGCTCTACACCGCCGCACCGCGCGAATCACTCCTGCAGCTCGCCGCGAGCGCCAGCCGGAGCGTGGGGGTATCGCAGAACTCGCTGCGCCTGGGCGGCACGACCTTCGCCCTTAACCGCTTGGCCGCTCAGGCCGCACACCGCTGGCTCGACCGTCAGGGCGTGCGCGTCCGGTCGATCTACCCCAACCACCGCGCTACGCGCAGCACAAAAGGAATCCACGCATGAGCCGCTCTGTCGTGATCTATGGGCCGCAACGCTGCGGCAAAACTGCCAACGCGCAGGAGCTGCGCGAACACTTCGGCATGAAGGACGTGCTGGACGACTGGGACGGCCAGACGGCCTATCCGTTGGAAGACACGCTGGTACTGACCAACAACGCTGATGCCGTGGCGCATCAGTCCTCTCGTGCGCTGCACCTGGGCAGCGCCATGCGCCAGATGGTTGCGGGAGCGCGGGCATGAGTACTCGCCCCCAGCACACCGGCCGCGCCGACCTGGTGCGCAAGGCCCTTGCGCAGTTCCCGCAGGGCGCAACCATCGAACAGCTCAGGACCATCGGTCGCATCAACGCGTCGACCCATGCGATCAGCCACACGCTGACCGGGCTGGCGCGCAGCGGTCGCGCCACCTGCGCGCGTTCGGGGCGCACAGGCATCTGGCGCCTTACAGGCCACGTACAGCACGCCATCGCCCCGCTGCGCGCGGCCGAGCCCCGTGAGCGCAGGACGTACCGCGCCCTGGTCACGGCGCTGCCCGAGAACGGTCGCACGAGTGATGCGTCGACCACCGTGCGGCACAAGGATTACGAGCGCGACCAGCTTGCCGAGGATCTGGCCGCGTTCCGCGCTCAGGGTGGGCGTATCGAGCAGCTGGGCACCACGCCGCTGCGCCCCACGCTGAGCCGGCATGCGGCGAACCACGGTGGCTACATGGATCGCCTGCCGACCCAAAGCGCGGACTGAGCCTGATGAGCGCCCCTTCCACAGATCGCTCCACCGACGCTGCGACGGCCCGCAAAGTGCTTTACGCGACCGGTCCTGCGCACCAAGCGTTTGGACAGTCGCGCGCGGCTTTTCACGTGCTCCCTCGCCGGACCCTGCAGTCAATGCCGGCGGAATGGCAGGAGCGGTACGTCAGCCTGATCGCGGAGGCCAGAGCCTATCTGCCGGCGGACGCCTTCCCGCAGTACCAGGTGATCCGACTGAACGATGGCCGGTACGCAAACGACCCGCACCGGCGCTATCGCAGCGCCGGGCCAATCTCTCCTCGCCCGGCTGGCGCTGCGGCAGAGCCTAACCCCGCGCCGCTGGGCGGCGCATTCGTCAACACCGACGTCGACTTCTAGCAGGCATACCAATGACCGCGACCCAACAGACGAAAGAACTCCCCATCGCCTACGCGTGCCCTGTTCTGCGCGAGGCCGTCCGCACCCTGGAAGAGATCGCCGTTGAGGCGGTGTGGATTCCAAACGCCGCAAAGGCTGTTCCTCTGGCTCAGGCCTCCACCGCGCTGCTCGACCTCTATGCCCGCCTGCCCCGCGTGCAGGATCTGCGCGTGTTCGAGGCACCCGTTGCCGCTTGGTACGCCTCTCTCCGCAGCAGCTTCCAAGAAGGCGACACGCCGCTCTGCGATACCACCAAGGCCCGGCTGGCGCAGGCCGCCCAGCTGCTGCAGCTGGTGCGCGGCCAAGGCGGGGCCGGCGTCGATCCGGCAGATCCGTGGCGTGGGCTGTATGACCCCGCCCGGCTGCCGGCACGAGACGCTTACGGCGAAGTGATGTGCCACCCCGATGTGCCTGCATGGGCTGACGGCCGCGAATCGTCCCTCCTCCCGCTGTTCTACGCTCAAGGGTTTGACCTGGTCGTGGTGGAGGCCGAATTTGAAGAGGAGTCGGTCGGTACCGGTGTGTACGCCAACATCCAGCAGATGATCGACTGGAACCCGGAGGCCCCGGGCGTGGACTGGCGCCTGGTGTGGCTGGGCGAAACGGAGGACGGTCTGGCTGCGTGGTTCGTGCGGCCGCTGGCTATCGCCGCTCTCGAAACGATGGGGGCCCGAGCATGAACACCACGATGGCAGACGGCGCCAGCGAGCGCCTGGACGCACAGATCGCCGATGCCCTGTTCGGGCAGCCGGGCATGAGCAAAATGGACGTGGCCAACCGGCTGCGCCAGCTGCGCGGAAACGGCGCGCCGTTGCTGTCCGATGTCGGAAATCCGGCATCGGTCTCACTCACCGAGGTGCGCTATGGCTGACCCCCTCGCAACCGTGGCCCTGCGGTTCGCCATCGTGCTGGGCGTGTTCCTGCTCGGTATCACCGCCCTGTGGCTGGGGCGGCAGGCTGGAAGGGCCGTAGCGTGGTGCTGGCGGAGGTGCGCTCATGGCTGAGGCACAGCGAGAGCGCGTGATGCACCGAGAGATCGGAATGGATCTCGCAGAGCGTGTCGTCCTCGACCTGCTGGAAGACGGATGGTCGCGCCAGTCCTTGCGGAAGCACCAGGTGGCCGGAGCGACCCCGTGCGGAACTGCCTTCTATCTGCTGCGGGATGGCGGGATTGCCCTCGCCCACTTCCCCATCACGGACTTTTCTGACGTGAACGGCCGTGGCCTGTGCTTCTCGATCCGCGAGTTCTACCCGTTGATCCACAAGTCTGCGCACGGCGACGTTGAGAGCCTGGTGCCTTTCGCGGTGGGGGATCAGGTTCTCTCGATGGACCGCCGTGTGTATGGCTCATGGCACTACGAAGATGAAGTGCGGGCCAGCGAGTGGAACCTTCTGGTTCCCGTTTTTACGGTCGTCGCCGTGCGGCCGCGTTCCGGGCACCACACACAGTTCGGCGGCAGGGACTATTACCAGGTCAGGATCAAAGACCGCGTGGGCGGTGGTGGTGGCTTTCGCGACCTTGTGCCCGTCGCCGGCAGACCGTGGCAGATGCGTGGCGAGGGAGAGTGCCTGATCCGCGTAAGGCCCGCCCGCTTGGCAGTCGCTGCCCCTCCTCAGGCGCTACCGGGCCAACTGGACCTGTTCGTATGAACCTCTCATCTTCCCTGGGCATTGGTGCGGCGGCCTTCTCCGCAGATGCCGCCATGCCGCCAGTCCTCAAGGTCCGCAAGATGAAGCACGACCTCGCCAGCTACGGACACCTGCGCACGGTGCTGGAGTTCTCCAAATGGGCACATGAGCAGTCACGCTTCCCGACCATCGACGCCGTATGCACCAGGTTCAACGTGCACCGATCAACCGCGTATCGGTGGACCAATGCCCTCGCTGCTGCCTACGGGATAGACCCGCCTCCACGCTCAGGCCGGGAGGCTCGATGATCGGAGAAGTTCTCCAGTTTCAGGATCTGCAGGAACTCTGTCGGCCCGGCGAACGACCGCGCCTGTCCACTGTGGAAGCGTGGGCTCGCAAGGAAGGGATTCGCTACAGGTACGACGGCAAAGGCGGCATCTGGACCACCGCTGCCGCGATGAACGCAGCACTCGGCCTGCAGCAGGCCTCAAACGACACTTATGGAAACGACGTCATCTGATGGCACCTCGACCGAGAAAGCACAATCCATCAATCCCGCCACACATTGACCAGGCGAAGATTCCGAAGGGAATGTACTGGGATGCGACCGGCCGTGGGCGATGGTACGTACTTGAGACAACGACGGGCATCGACGGGCCGAAGAAGTCCCGCCGAACTGTCGCCGGCCCCGATGCCAAGCTATCTGAGCTGCACAACATCATGGAGACGGGTGAGAGCACGGGGACAGTGGAATGGGTATGCGCCCAGTATCACGACAGCGCCAAATTCAAGGGCCTCGCCACTGGCACCCGTGACGACTACGAGTCAGCGCGGAACGTGTTGATCAACTACCCCACCAACCTGGGCGTGCCATTCGGCAAGCTCCAAGTGGCAAAGCTTCGGAACCACAATTTTCAGCGTTTGGTCGACAAGATTGAATCCGCAGGCACGCCGACCAAGGCAAACAAGGTGCTGCGTTACTCGCGCCTGGTGTTTCGCTGGGCGCTCAATCGAGGCATCGTTGACCACAATCCCGCACAGGGGCTGGAGCAGGCGAAGGAGCGAAAGCGCCAGCGCCTTCCTACCGATGCAGCCTATGCGAAGTTGCTGGCATTCGCTTATGAGCGCTCGATGCGAACGGCGAGGACCGAGGGTTCGGTACCGGCCTATCTATGGATGATCATGGAGCTGGGCTACCTCTGCAGACTACGCGGCATTGAGACGCTCACGCTGACCGAGGCGCAAGGCACGACCGAGGGGTTGCACACGAATCGACGGAAGCGCAGCCGCGACAACCTTGTGGAGTGGACACCGCGGCTACGGAGCGCATGGGATGCCGCGATCGCGCGACGCGAAGCCATCATCGAGCGCCACAGCTTGCCGGTGCAGATGCGGGCCGATCAGCGTCATTTGTTCCTTGCAGAGCATGGCGAGCCCTTGCAAAAGACTAGCCTGGACAGCACTTGGCAGCGCTTCATCCAGCTTGCAATCAGCTCCGGTGTCGTCGTGGCAGAGGAACGCTTCAGCTTGCACGACCTCAAGCGGAAGGGCGGCACTGATACTGCCGGCAACCGCGCTGAGAGACAGGATGCCCTAGGCGTCACTGACGCGATGATGAAGGTATATGACAAGAGCGTGCCAAGAGTGAAGCCAGCCGGTTCTGGTCAGTGAACTACAGATCGCTCTCGTCAGCGCCACTTTGATAATCGAAATTGGTATAGCGAAGCGTCGACATCAAATCAGGTACGCGCCAAGCATCGTCCGTGACCGCCTGCATCCCCACCACATGCAACCCTTCAGCCGCCGCGAGCTGTCTGATACTACGTTTTTCCGTAGCGCTACCACCTACTGGCGGATAGCGCAACTCGTCGGCCGAATCAAGTATCTCAATCGCCCGAGCTCTAGCTTTCTGGTTGTAACAAACTACTGAGATCTCAATGTCCCAGGGTCCTTTGGAATGAGCAACTTCGCTTGGGCTCATCGGCTCGGGATCGCGTGCGCCATCGTCCTCAAGATCCCCGTCTTGATGGGTGGTGACAAAGAAAAAAATTCCGTACAGACCTTCGTCAATTTTGGATATTTTTCTTAGAACCTTATGCAGATCGCTTTTCTGGATAGCAAGGTTTAGTGCGTCCGGCAGCTCGATACGGGTATAGCTGCGCGCCACCCAGGTTGCCAACACTTCTTTAAAGCGCCCTTCTGGATCACCATTCAGGTCACGCACTGCCTTGCCCGCCGGCGGAACAAGCGCGAGAGCTTCTCTCGGCACCCATTGCCTATTCTGGATCTGAATCTCCAGTATGAGCTCATTTGACTGACCGTCGTCAGCCTTTGTGTGAAGTACCCGTGGATTGAAGCCGCGAGCCAACTGAGAATCAAGAGAATCAACTTCCTTAGCCGCGATAAATTCGACCGAAGGAACTTTCTCGAACGAGGGATTGAAGAGATTGCATGTCTGGCTAATCAATATCCACAGACGCGAAGAAGCGAGCTGAGGCAGCTCGCTCTTGAATGCTTCAGTATCGATTACGGCTCCCTGCCACCAGCCGTGATCGCTGATGCGCTGAACTGCTTTCAGCTCATCAAGTTGAGGCGAAATCTGCGTCGAAGGAGCGACTCGAGCCGCTGTGTCTTTCAAGTCTTCGCTCTTGTTGCGCCATAGCCGACGCAAGCTTTGAAACCATGACATCTAGTCGTTCCTTCGCCACATCAACGTCGTCTATGGGTCCTTGAAACACTTCGCGGAAAGTAACGCCATCAACGACTTCGTCCTTCACCGCAAGAAGCGCTGATCTTTGATGAGATGGCAACCCAGCCAAGACATGCCGCAGCAAAGCGATCCTTGCCTGGCTACCACCTCGCTTGGGAGTAGTGCCATCCAACCAACTATAGAAAGCACGTCTAGTGACACCAAAAAGATCAGCAAGCGCCGAAATTGTGACATCCGCCTCGGATTTTATCCAGCGAAGGCTTTCCAGCCATTCGGGAGCGCTATCAATCGCCGGCGCGACCTTAATATGTAAGCGCTCTCCCCCATTAGTCACCACATAGGACTTCTTCGCGCCTCCCTGGTCTAACAACCCCCCAGTACTAGCAAGCGGCACACCAGTTGCGCTCGCCACGGTGAGCGTCAGAACAGCACCGAGAGTGGCCCCAAGCACAGGGGAAGTGCGACCTCTTACGGGATTGCTTGGAGAAAATCGACTCTGAACGGTCTGCGTGTTTGCAATCAAATCGAATGTCATGGCATCTCCTGATTCACGCCTTCCCAAGCTTTCTTCGCTTGCTCCGTTTGAACAGACCTGAAGTACTTATTGGCATGCGTGTGCAGATCACGTAGGAGTTCGACAATCTCGACATCAGTCATCACCTTCGGGCCCAGGTCGGCGGCAACGCAATCGGTATCTAGCACCCCTTCATTTGCCCCCATTTGCGCTAGTTCAAAGACGCCAGCCGTTGGCTTTGATGTAGCAAGATGCATGGGCAACAAATCATCAGGCATCACCGGCATGCCGGCGCCGGTACTGAACCGGACGTTCAAGAAATGATCGCCACAAGTATACGTAGTAGTCGACGCAGTACTCCTAAATCGTAGCCCATCAACCTCTGGCTGATGCGGAAGCAGCTCCTTCGGCATGAACTGCTCAACTCCGGAGCCGTCAATCACACGGATATGATCTACGTAACGGATTCCAACCTGCGAGACATGAATTCGTTTGGCGCGACTTATCAACGCAAACAACACGCTGCTTAGCTGCTCGGCGAACTGATCGAAGGTTGTATAGCTTTTGGTGCTAAATGTTAGAACGTTCTTAGCGAACTGTGCCGACGTCTGAAAATCGACACTCGACATGCTCCAAGCTGACCCTACTTGGGCCGGATCGAAGTCGTTTGGCTCAACAGCCAACTCAAATCCCTGAGGCGTTACTTGCTGCCGGATACGGCGATACATCGGTAAGCGCTCGCGAAGTTCCTCCTGGATGTCTGCGATCCAGCTCGGCAGCGCTTCCAGCGACTCAAATCTGATCGCCGTGATGACGAAGACCAGCGGCGCGTTCGCCAGTTGCCGAGCTACTTGGTCGGGCATGACTTAGTCCTAACTACACATTGTTCCGCGCAAGTATACACACACACGAGCTACTTGCACTTCCTTAATGGGCGGACTATGGACGGATCCGCCCTCCATCGCTCCAGAGTCGAGCACTACAGCTTTGCTCTCTCCCCAACCACTACTTGCTGGATGAATTACGGAGGGAATTACGGAAGAGACGAAAAAAGCGCCACAAGGGCGCTTTAAGTCATTGATCTTACTGGTGGGCCGTGAAGGATTCGAACCTTCGACCAAAAGATTAAAAGTCTGCCTGACTCTGGCGGCAAATCAAAGACTTGCATTGAATGAATTTCTGGAAGCCCTCCGGCGAATCCCTTGCAGCCCAAGGGCCCATGCCCGAGTTTTCCGGAGCCGCCATCGCTATAAGGAGATGCTAGGGCGAGCCAAAGTGATGATCAGCCGCCCCGACCGCCATCCCAGGGTTACCCCCAGGGCTGGCGGGCCAACCTCGCTGGCGCAGGCTCCTAGCCTGCAAGCAGACCAAAGAACACGCTGGCTGCAGCGATCCAAAGAAATGTCTTGATCGTCCCCTCGATCATGTTCCCACCAAACAGCAACTCCAGCACTCGCATTTCGATGCTCCTCACTTCGGATAGGAGGATTGTCCGAAATCACGCTAGCCAAGATAAGTCTTGTGCTCCCGGCAAATCTCTGAGCAGCTGCGCACATGAGCACGCGCACGACGGCCTGCTATACGCGCCGCCACTGGCCATCAGCTGCCCTTAGTCGGCCTTTCCTCGGATCCGTCGCCCTGGGCCTGGTCTCCGCCGGCGGCCGGATCGGCTCCAGCGCCGCCATGACCAGAGCGGATGCAGCAGCCGACGCCTCATCCAGCCGCTGGGCCTGCTGCTGCTCCCTCGTTGGTGGCAGAGCCGGAAGCGGCGCACGCGGGGGGATGGGCGTGCTATCGGTAAGCTGGGCGACGGCTTGGCGCAGCGGCAGGCCCGGGCAGAGTCTGGCCGCGCACCAGCGCTCAGCAAAGCGCTTTCCCTGACGCAGGGTTGCCACCCTAGCGGTTTTGGTCTGCCACATCTTCAGGGCATTCAGCGTCATGCGCAGGCCGCCCCCACGGTCAGGGGTGAGGCTGGCCACCTCCCGGCCGTTCCACCAAAGCGCCCAGCGCTCGCCCATCTGCACCCACCCGGACGGGATCGGTGCAACACGGAATCCCTGGTAGCTGGAGGATGGAAGCATGCCGGGAGCATACGCGCGGCCGTCGCAGATCCTGCGAACACGGCCCGCACTTGGCTGAATCGGTGCCAGCGCGGCGTTGCTCAGGCGCCACCCGGGCTAAGCGGCCTGTGGCCCCGGGTCCGGGTCCGGGTCCGGCATGGCCATAGTGGGCCGGCCCGCCGCCGGCCACCATCGGGCGAGCGCGCGACACAGGGTCGGCTTGCCCCTACACGCGCCAGCCACGGGCGGCAGGGTTACCCTCCGGCCATGTGCGGAAGATTCGTCCAGCTCCCCGTCGTCGACCTCGGTCTGCCCGGTCTGGCGGATCTCGCCCCGGGGCTTGCCGAGATCCAGCCGAGCTTCAACCTGGCACCTACCCAGCGCGCTGCGGTCATCCTCGACCGCGGCGAAGGGCGCCAAGTGACCCGTATGGCCTGGGGCCTCCTGCCCTTCTGGGCCAAGGCCAAGGGCCTGCAAGGCTCAATGATCAATGCCCGCATCGAGACGGTGGCTACAAAGCCGGCATTCCGCACGGCGTTCAAGAAGCGCCGCTGCGTCATCCCCATGGCCGGCTACTACGAATGGTCCATCAGCCCCGAGGACGGGAAGAAAGACCCATGGTTCATCCACGCCACCGGCCCGCTGCTGGCGGCCGGCCTCTGGGAGGACACGAGCCCGCTCCTGCCCGATGGCAACCTGGGCACCTTCACGATCATCACGGGCGACAGCAGCGGCGTGTCGGCCGATATCCACGACCGCATGCCGGTGTGGCTTCAGGCCAACCAGATCGATGACTGGATGGCAGCCAGCTCGGACGACGCCATGGCGATGCTGCTGGCGAGCGAGCCGCCGGCCATGGAGGCGTACCGCGTGAGCCGCGCGGTCAACACCCCCCGCAACAATGCCGAGGGGCTGTTGGAACCTGTCGCCTAAGCGCTACAGAAGGGCGGCCTGCCGGTCATCCCAGCTCTTGATGATCAGCTCGCCGAACTTGCGACCCCGGCCCTGCCCGCCGCCAATGGTGTAGTCGAGCTGCAGCGGCACCAAGTCGAACCCGGCGAACACCTCCCGGATCTGCGGGTGGTCGTTGATCGAAACCACGAACCGACCTGCAGAACCTCGCATCAGCTCTGCCATCGCTTCGTACTCACTGAACGGGAAATCGACACCGTAGCCCTCAGTCTCCCAATACGGCGGGTCCAGATAGAACAGCGTGCCGGGCCGGTCATAGCGGCGTACGCACTCCTGCCACGGCAGGCACTCGATGATGGTGTTGGCCAGGCGCAGATGCACCGCACTGAGCTCTTCCTCGATGCGCAGAAGGTTGAGCCGCGGACCTCCCGTGGTCACCACGCCGAACGTCTGCCCCTGCACCTTGCCGCCGAACGCCAGCTTCTGCAGGTAGTAGAAGCGGGCCGCCCGCTGGATGTCGGTCAGGGTCTCGGGACGCTCCATCTGCGCCCACTCGAACATCTGCCGCGACACCAGCGACCACCGGAACATGCGCACGAACTCATCCAGGTGGTGGCGGACGCAGCGATACAGCCCCACCAATTCGCCGTTGATGTCATTGAGTACCTCAGTAGCGGCCGGGTACGGCCGCATCAGCAGCGATGCCGCGCCGCCGGCGAAGGCCTCCACGTAGCAATCGTGCTCAGGGAAGTGTGGATACAGGTGCTTCAGCAGCCGGCGCTTGCCGCCGGGCCAGGAAATGATGGGCTTGGTCATGGGATCTCAGGATTTGCGATGGGTGGCGCCGACAATCCCAGCCGCTCTCGAGGGCGACAGGGACGCGGCCAATGCCAGGTGCTGAGATCACCTGTGTTGCGGCACTGCCCGGGTGCTTGCCGGCACCCGGGCAGTGCCCTGTTTCGTTAGACGGTCAGTTCGTGGAACATACATTCGGCGCAAATTCGACCAGCTGCCCGCCGTGCACCTACGCTGCGGGGCGCCTGCCAGCGACAGATGCCTGAGGAACGGCATCTGCACGCGGTCCAGCGCTAAAGTTGCAGAGAAGTCGGCCGCTGGCATATGAGCGAACATGGAAGAGGATAAACAAGGAATGAAAAAGTCTTTGGCTAGCAAGCCCAAGAGCCGCCTGGCGACGAAGAAGCTGGATGGGCTTGGCATCATCGCCACAGCAGCAGGCATAACTTTTTTGTCGTGGGCGTACAAGCAGTGGAGACTGGGAATTGCAGCTGCGCCGCACAGCTCTCGTACTCTAAAGCAATCGGCGGAAACAAATAGTGCAAGCAATCCAACAAAGCCGCCTCCGTTAATCCCCAGCTGTCTCGAGCTAAAGCGCTCCCTGCGTAACTTCGCCGAGATATCATCTCCTTCATTCATTTTAGTAGCACTTGCCGCCGCGATCCTAGCATTAGCTGGAAGCTTCCTCCGGCAAGATATAGCTACAGTTGCGTCACAAGCGCTGTCCGGGCTGTCCTCAGTACCCCTGATGGCTGCCTCAGTAGTCCTCATCTCGGTAAGCTCAATTTTGCTTATCGCCATAACAGCTGGACTCCCACCGACCTGCATCAAAGCAACAGAATTCCTCTATAGGTCATACAACCAAATAGTTGATTTCTCCACACAATTACCCATTGCCATAGCGGCTGTCGCTTTGCCAGAGGCCTTCAAACGCGCTGTCACTTTTGGCAGCGCAACCTCCATCTACTATTATTTATGGCTTCTTGCCATTTGCGTCGGAATAGCAATGTCGGAGAGAATTCTCGCCCACTTAGTATATAGGATATGCAGCACCACTAAAGTATGCGAGGAACGTATTTTCACATTCTTTTTTTCACTGGCTGCACTCTTTGCGCTGCTGGTGGTCGCAGTCGATGCAATCGAATGGGAGCAAGTAACTGACCAAGAGAAAGTCCACGTTGAGAGCGGCGTGCCTGATTAAACCGTGATCTCAATAAGAGGAAGGTTGGGCGCGGCCTCGACCAGCCGACCGCCTCGCACCCACACGTTGTACGGCAGCGCCAGCGGCAGCTGCCCGAAGGCCCGCATCTGCACGCCGTCGTAGGTGGTCAAGCTGCTGGTGCCATCAGAGTTGTGCGCGGTTACGGTCGCGATCAGCCTCGGGCTGCCGCCAACCAGGTCGCCGAATTGGTCCCACAGGTCAGTCCGCATCGGTGTAGTGCCTCTCCAGGGTTGCCGTCTGCTCAATCACCACGGCCTGGTCGTCGGCCGAGACCTCGATCCGCAGTGACTCGCACTGCCCGTGCCAGGTGCCGTCAGCAGTAACCACCTCAACCAGATCCAGCGGCAGCACCAGCCCCACTTCCCCGGCTTTGAGCGGCTGAGCGAACAGCGGCACAGTCAGGTCGACTGCAGCCTGCTCACCGCGATCGCAAAGGATGTTCCTGCCACGCTCCGCGCCCGCAGCCGGCACGCTGATCAACGGGCTGCTGACCTGCTGGGCATAGAGCCGCCCCTCTTCTCCCGACCTGCGCACCTTGCAGGTGACGCCCTTGCCGGCCAGCTCGCCCGTTACAACGACGGCGTCGTACAGCGGTGCGCTACGCATCTGCAGGCTTTCCGTCAGCACGATGTCCTCCTGCAGCACGTGGTCCGGCCGCGTGGTGCGCCAATCCCAGGGACTGGCCGGATAGGCTGCCCGCACGCGCATGGCGAGAGCTGCAGGGTCCGATTGCACGACGCCCCCGCTCGCCTCTGCGAGCGCGCTGATGGCATCCAGCGGCGTGCTGGCGTCATAGAACCAGGCACCGGCCGGCACGTTCCAGTCGACGGTGTCGTATTCGCTGGTGAAGCCCGTATCGGCCAGTTCCTCGGCGACCAGCTGCGCCATGCTGCGCTCTTCCGTGGTGGCCTTGACCCTAGCCGGAGCGTAGGGAGCGGCCAGCAGCGCGGTACGGGAGCGGCCGCTCAAGCGTACGCCACCGCCACTGAACTCCCGCTGCTTCTGGAAGCTCTCGATGATGCCCGTCCAGACATAGCCGTTGAGGGCGACCTCGAACTGTCTGGGCCCGGCAGCGGTGGGCTTCAGCAGCGCGAGCTGCTGCGGATCGGCCAGTTCGATGTCGAACGTCCAGCCCCACGCCCCGCGACTGGCGCCGAGCGAGATCCGCGTCACTTCGATGGGCGTGCGATCAGGGAGGCGCACAAGAGAAACTGTGTTGATCACAACATGAGTCCTGCGTTGAGGGCGCACCACGTAACAAGCGGCGACGCCAAGATTCAGGGGAACAAATCCCAAAGCGCCCACCACCGGGCACCCAAGGCTCAGACCGACGTAGTCGCCGCGCGGAAAGGGAGTCTCGGGCTCAGGATCTGGGCCGGTACCGGGCTTAGGGCGAACACCCCAAGGAATTCCCCTGTCAGGACCCCAAGTCAGGCGAGCCGACCGGTAACCCAGCACGGGGTGCCGCCACCTGGCAGACACTGCAGCTGCAAGGATCGGCGTGCTGCCGCGCCAGGCGAAGCGACTGGCCGCGGCGGATCGAGCAAGAGAGCGCCACGCGATAGCAGCACCAACAGATGCCAGGCCGGTGGCCTCGCGCCATGGCATGGACAGCTGCTGTGTGGCCAATCCCAAAGCGCCCCAGCCAACGCTGCACGTGACGGCAGCGGACTTCATCGTCTCGCGCCAGATCATCTGGCAATCCGCCCGCTGGCGCGGGGCCAGATCCCACGCCAATACCGTGGCCTGACGGCACGGCTTAGCTTTACGCCAAACCATGTCGACGGCCGGAGTGAGCCGCCCCGCCTCGCCCCACCCGAGGCGCACTGATCGTCGGATCCGTGCAGCCAACGCCCAATGCATTGATGTGGATGCGCGAATACCCCGGACAACGGGTTCGGGAGGCACGACGCCACCGTCGTCCACACCCAGGTTGAGGCCAATCCACTCGCCGCTGAGCGCTTTCAGCGGGCTCAAACTCAGCCCTACGAACTTCCCATCCGTCGTGAGCACGGGCTACTCCATCGGCGCTGGTGCGACCCAGTCTTGTACCGCTGCGTTGACGTTCCCTCGATCATCGACGCCCACTACCAGAAACTTCATATCGAGCATGAGCCGGTCGACGCGCCACGTTCCATCCGCCCGTGATCGCGTAACTGCGACCACATCGAAGGTGCGTCGGTCGAGAATCATGATCCTGCCAATGGACGGTTGATTCAAAATTCGCAGGCGTCCGTCAAGAGCGTCCGGGTCGCTGGAGACGGGGGCGCTACCCGCAAGAAATCCGCACCCGGCCCACCTGCTCCCAATGGAACATCGAACGCGCGTGATTGCCCGACCATTTACTGCCACCAGTCACCCCCCTCAAGGAAGATGACCTGCCCTTCCTGATTGGCGCCCGCCTGGGACCATATCTCTCCAGTGAAGTTGATTGGCAGCAGCGTCGTTGCGCTGCCCATTCCTTGGCCGGCGGGCTGACTGACCAAGGCTGGGAAGGGGCGATTGTGCAGAGGGACGATGATGCCAGGCAGTTGACCTCGAGGGCCTAAGCTGGACTCGAAGATCTGAACATTGTTGAACAACAGACCCTGTCCGATCGGATCAGGGTAAGCGGCAGCGTAGCTGTTAGCACCGCCCCACGCCGTGTAACTGCCGGCACGGTAGCCTCCTACGAGATAGCCGGCCGCGGCCTGCGCGGGGCTGGAGAAAGTGGACGGCAGGAACAACGCGGGCCGACTGGTATCCACGCCTCCGTACGAATTGATGGTTGTAAAAATGGTCTGGTCAAGGTCAAGGTTTGAAGCAAACGATGTAAGCCCGTTCGACGCAATGCACCAGTTGTTGGCATCCCCCGCCTTGTAGGAGATGAAATCGCCGAAGAAGTAAGGGTGGTAGTAGTTTCCGGTCGCCCACGGATTGATGAAGATGTAGACGATCCTCTCATCAGCCAAAATCAACCACCTGCGGGAACTGCCGTCCAAGGCGGACGACTTGGCTACAACGACGCCATTCGCGCGCGATGCAACAGTAGGGGTTGGGTTAAGCCCAGTGTCGAATGCAGTCAGCGCCGAGAATCCGCGAACGAAGGCATATCCCGCCGTGCCTGCAGCGCCAGGGTCTTCTACCTGCAGGTAGAAGCCTGTTCCAGAAACAGCGCTGTTGCGGTAGGCACGCTTGTTTGGACCGGTGAACGCCTTCGTCCACCCTGCACCTTCCTTGCGATCAACGCCCGTGCCATATCCATCGACAAGGACAGCATCAAGCAGCGCCACCAGGCTGCCTGCTTGGCCAGACAGCTGAGGCGCACCCGCGTCGGTGCTCTTGTATACCGTTGCCATGTTACTGCTCCCCCGCCACATTGCCGACGACCTGCAGTCGGGTCGAATCCTTCGCCCCCTCTGGCGTGCCTGGCAGCGTTGTGCGGATCATCCACACTGGGGCCAAGCCACCCACGGTGTTGAAGCGCACCGCGTTGTTCGTAGACCAGCCGCCGCCCCATCCCTCTTTGCGCATCAGGAAGTAAGGCTGATTGGTTCGCGGGTTCACCGGCGCCAGGTCGGAGGTGGTATTTCCCGAAGCGATCACACCCACCGTCTCGCCGATCAGCTCGAACTGCGTTGCGGAGGTAAACCGCACAGCCCAGCGCTCAGTGATTGCGTCCGCATTGGTCACCACCAGCGGGTAGTCGGTGTCGTTGTAGGTGCCCGGCGCCACACTGCCGGAGGGCAGATCCGCCCACACGTTCGACCAGGTTGCCTGATCGAACAGGCTCACTACCCGCGCCTGCAGATCCAGCGAGCCATTCGCCTCGCCCAGGCGCAGCGCGGTGCTGATCATCGCCTCGCCCACCGGGTAGTCATGGGTCAGGCCGGTGTTGATCTCGATCTCACCCGTGATCTGCGGCTGCACTACCAGCCGGCGATCCTCCACGCGCTCGCTGATCGTGATCGGCAGCGTGTAGGCGGAAAGGTTCAGTGGGTCGCTGAACTTGAGCGTGCCCACGTCCAGATCCGCCACGAACCAAGCCGCGTCCACAGGCGCACCCAGCGAATCCCGCACCTCGATTGCCGCCACCCGGCCGCGGCCGAACGAAATGGTCTGGTTCGCTTGGGGTGATGCCAGGACGTGCTTGGCGGTGTGGTGGATCAGCACCGTCTGGCCCGGCTTGAACGCCGGCGCCCGGCCGTCGCTGGGCAAACGCACGGACGACAGGCCGATGACGACCTCCGACAGCGGGATCGACCGATACACCACCGCGCCCATGTAGATCGACCCCGCCTGCACCAGCGCCGGCCGCCAGATCCGGTCGCCCTCAACCAGGTCGGGGTCGAACCACGGCTGGCCTTCATTGCCAGCCACCGGCACCAGCTGGCCGAACTGCACCTTGGCGACACCGCTTTCCCAATCCACGAACCCGCGGATCTGGGCACCGGTGATCGCCCCGTTGATATCGGCCGTTGCCGTGAGCTGCTCGCCGTCCAGACGGTTGGCACGCAGCGTGAACATGCCAGGCCGCAGAGGCGAACCCGGCGCCCGGAAGAAGCTGTTGGCAACGCCCGGATCACCAATGCGGGTCAGCAGGGACTGGATCTGCACGCTGTTTGCGCCACCGGCCACCCACTGCGTCAGACTGACCACGCCAGCGGTGTAGTCGATGGTGCCGGCGTAAACACCCGCGCCGGTCAGAGGATCGGCGCTGTGGTAAAGACCACCGCTCCGATCAATGTAGGTCCTGTCGCGGAAAGTGAACCTCACGCTGCCCGGGACGATGCTGTCGCTGATGGTCGGGGTCAGCTGCAGCGAAACGGGGGGCAGAGGCAGCATCTCTTCGGCCGACTCCCCGCCGGCACCGGCCAGCGTCCACCCGGCAGAGACCAGCGTGCCGGCCGAGAACTGCGCCAGCACGTCCGTTCGGCCGTAGCCAACGACCTTCAGCCGCCCGGAGCGCAGCTCGTACTGCGGATAGGACACCTGACGGACCATGAACTTGCCGGCCTGCAGGGTCACCACCCCGGTGCTGTAGTTGATGGCCCCCAGCGCAGTGGTCGCCGCGGTGTCGCCCACCGAGACCGCCACCAGGTTGCCGTTGCCATCGTCCTTTGCGATGACGCGCATCGGCTGCGGCGCGGAGGCCAGATCGTAGGCATCCCGCATCACGGTGATGACCCAGTCCAGCATCACCGATCCCGGCTTGACCGGACCCTGCGGCAGGTTGAAGGACACCAGGCCGTTACCATCCGGCACCGGCTGCGGCGCGGCATGAAGCGCCTCAGCCCAGTCGTAGTTGACCGCCACCTGGCTGTTGGCATCCGGGAGGGTCTCCAGCTGCAGCAAGCACTCGCCAGTTGCATACGCCACCGACCCTCGCAGCTGGCCTCCGATGAGCAACCCACCGACGCCGTTGTCGGTGACGCTCACATCCGCGCCACCTACCCGCACCGTCAGCCGCACGGTCCCGGGCACTGCGCCGGCATGCCCCAGCAGGAACCGCAGCGCAGGCGGCTTGATGTTGGCATCGCCCACCCGGGCTTCTGCGATGATCGATGTGCCCCACGCACTGATGATGCTGCTATCCAGGTCGGGCAGCGCTCCGGTGGTCAGCACCAGGGAGCCGGTCATGTAGTTGATGGTGCCGCTGCCCTGCCCCGGCTTGCCGACGAGCTGGCCGCGACCGTTGTCGGTCAGGCGGTACCAGCGGCCGAGCGCACGATAGTCCACCACCACGGTTCCGGGCGCCGGCAGCGGCTCCAGCTGCGTCAGCCACACCATGCCCTGGTTGTTCTGCGTCACCGCAATCTCATCGGTGAAGCCCTGCATGGGGATCGTGCCCGCCGGCGTGGCGGTGATGCTGACGCTGGTGGTACCCACCCCGGTAGAGTGAACGAGCGACACCGCACCGGTCTGGTAGTCCACTGTGCCAGACCAAGGGGTGACCGCCGCAGAGGCCAAGCCACCCGTGCCGTCGTCGGTCAGCTCGATACTGCCGACCAGAGCCTTCACGCTGCCGACCGCCATGCCGGTGCCCAGGAAGCGGGTGACCGCAACACCGGCGGCGAACGCGCTGCTGAAGCTCAGTGCCAGGCTGTTGGCCGGGCCCGAAGGTACGTGGCTCAGCGTGCCCATGCCAGCCAGAACGTCACTCACCGGCGTCTCGGCGGTGGACGTAGGGACGATCGGCACGTACGGCGAGTCGATCTGCACCGACAGATCGCCGGGTTTCCCGGCAGCCGTGAGTCGCTTCACGCTGTGGTAGCTGGTGGCATCGACCACGTTGGTCTCATAGACCCGCGTGCCAGGCTTCGTGGCCGAGTAGCGGATCACCTCTTGGCCGTAGAAGTTGAGCAGCAGCGCGTTGACCAGCTCGATCACCAGCACATCGCGCTCGAAGGCGCCCTGGTCATCGGTGAACGTGCGCGTGGTCCGGGAGAGCACGTTCTTCACCCGCACGTACTGCTCGCCCGGGTCGCGACCCGAAGCGGCCGCCGTCAGCAGGCTCAGGTTGTCGTTGATGTCCGGGCTCGGCGCATCCTTCGTGGTGTAGACCTGAATGGTCATCTGGCCGATGAAGTGGTCGCCCAGCAGGATGAACCGCGATTCGGTGCCACGGGTGATGTAGCTCTCCACCCGGTTCTTCGCGTCCAGACGCACGTCGCTGTAGGAGCCGGTGGCGAACATGGTCACGGTTACGCGCGGGTCGGACGGCGGGTCGATCAGCACCGCGATCGCATCCTTCAACACGTCCGGCCCCGGGGTGTCGACGTGCACGAACATCTTGCGCAGCGTCGAGCGGCCGGTGGTCCGTTCTTCATCGCCGATGTCGGGGAACAGGTTGTTCATGGCCCCGTCGATGATCTCGGTCTGGACCATGCGGCCGCCGCCATCCGGGTTGTCGGTCAGGCGCTGCGATTGGCGCATCTTGATATCGGTTGCAAGGATCGTCATTGGTTCAGACCGTCATAAGGCGAAGGGTGATGGAGAAGTAGTCGGCGTCGAGCGCCGGCACCGCGAATCGGCAGGGATCGGCTTCGACGGCAGCCCCCTCGGTCCGGCGCCACCGGACCTGGAAAGTGCGATCACCGCCGTTATGCGCCGGCAGGGTCAGCGTCATCGGGGCGACCTGCAGCTGCCCACTCAGCTCCTGCAGCTGGCGCAGCACATCCAGCTGCACTGGACCCACGTACGCTTGGCCATCGCGGGTGGTTTGCAGGGTGATCGGCCGACCGGACTGCCGCGCCGACTCCTGCACGATCAGCGCACCACTCAGGCTGGTGCGCACCTGCTGCCCGATGCGCCAGGCGGTGAACTCATCGGTCCACTGCAGATCCGCCGGCAGCTCGACCCCGGCAAGCACGGCCCGGCTCATCGGGCGCCCCTTACCGAGACCGCGCGACTGCGCTCGATCTTGCGCAGCACAATCGGCGCGACCAGGCCGGCAATGCGCTCGGCCTGCTGGATCTCGGCCGCCGTGGCGCCGGCCACCACTTCCTTGCTGGGAGCCTTCCAGTCGATGGTCAGAACCTGTTCCTTGTTGTCGCCGGCTTGGATGCGGGACGCGTCCGCTTTGGCTTGGGCCTCGGCCTCGGCAAGGGCGGCGCGGCGACGGTCTTCGGCCGCCTGCTTTGCAGCCCGCTCCTTTTCCAGCCGCTTGGACTCGATCTGGTTTTCCAGCTGAACGATGGCGTCCAGCTCGCTCGATCCAACCATGTCAAAGCGCTCGGACAGCTCCTTCCGCTTACCGGATACCTCTTCCATCCCGTCCAGCAGCTTCTTCTGCTCCTCGGTGTATTTCGCCAGATCCTGTCGCTGCTCGAACAGCGCGTTCCAGACGTTGGCGAATTGCTGCAGGCCATTCGGCCCGTTCATTTGAGCAAGAAGATCCCTGGTGTGTTCCGAGATCTCACCCATGTTGAGAGAGAACCCGCCGGCGGCGTTTGATGCGCTTTCCAGGCTACCGCCCGCACTGGACGCACTCGCCGCAACTTGATCCACGCCACTGCTGGCTTCGTCGGATGCCTGCTTGACCTCACGCAGTGCACCGGAAGCCCTCTGCGCCCCCTGCTCAACCCGGCCCAGCGCCGACTCTCCCTTGGCACCAAGCTCCCCCATTGCTTCGCCGGTCTCATAGATGGCGCCCTGAACGTCCAGCTGGGACTGCACTTGAGCGCGCCGCCAGGCGTCGCTGTCTGTCACGGCGGCTTTCGCCGTATCGGCGTAAGCACGGAAGGCGCGTCGCACATCCTCGACCGATGCCTTGCCGTTCGCGGCCCCCTTGCGAATGGTCTCGAACGCTTCCCAAGCCGAATCGCGCGCAGCGATCAGCGACTGCTGGGACTGGATACCCAGGCGCTGGAACTCATCAGTCAGCGGATTCAGGCCAGCTTCGATCTCGCGCAGCCTAGCGCGCAGCGCCGAGGCTGCACGGGCAGCCGAGTCGAACCCAACCCGGCCCTGCTCGCCGGCGGCCTGCAGCAGGTTACCGAGGGTGCGCGCCTCATCCAGGGTGGCAACGTTGCCCAGCGCTGCCTTGAACGCCGCCTCGATCTGGGTGCTGGTCGCCACCGCGTTCTCGGTGACGGCGCCGAAAGCGGCAATAGCATCCCTGCCCGCCTCGGTGAAGCTGACACCCAGCTGGCCGGAGGCCACGCCGAGCTTGGTCATCGCCGCCAGGAGGGTGGTCTGCAGCACTGCTGCAGCATTCACTGCCGCCTGCGGCAGCGAGTCGAATGCTGCCTGCGCCGCACCCTGGAACCGTGCCAGCTCCTCGCCCGACAGCTGCTGCAGCGCCGCCAGAAGCCCGTCACGCACGTTGCGCTCGGCAGCGCCACCTTGGGTTGCAATGAAGCCCAAGGCCTCGCCCACGGACGCAAGCGTGGCCGTGTCGGCGAAGTTGAGGCCGGAGAACATCTTGCGGATGGACTCGTTCGCCAGCTTGGCATTGCTGTCGATGCCTTCGAGCTGCGTGACCACCTGCTGCGCTGCACCGCCGATGCCATTTTTCAGAGCATTGGCCGCTGTCTCGACACCTGTGCGCAGCGCGGCAAAGCCTGTGGACACGTCCAGCAACTGCTGCGTGACCTGCCCCAACTGCTGTAGCTGCTCCGCAGTGGCCATCCTGGTCTTCTGCTGCATCAGCAGATAGGCCTCCTGCGCGGTAAGGTACTGCTCAAGCCCGCCGAGACGCTTTTCATACGCCTGCCGCTCGATATCGCCCATCTTCGCCACGTCTTCAGCAGACTTGATGGCTACGTCGCGGTAGGCGATGTATTCCAAAGACAGCTTTCGCAGATCGGTGGCAGTGTCTCGCAACTGGTTGTAGTGCTGCTCTCTCGCCCTGGCTTCACGCTTCAGGGTTGGGGAGTACCACCGGTAGAAGTCCTCCGCGACATTCCGGTAGGCATCAAAAAAGCCGATCACGGCTTCCGTGCCAATTAGCGCGACCGTGACTGGAATCGCCTTTGGCAGACGACCCAGCAACGCGCCAAATCGACCGATGCCCTTGCTGCCGCTGGCGACTGCCGCATTGTTGGCGATCTGGGCGTTGGTACTTGCAATCAGCGCAACGCGCCAAGCGTTCAGCTGCATGATCGCGCCCACGATCTTGAACTGCGCATACACCGCGGCCATCAGACCGATGACGCGGGCGTGATCCACGACCCACTGCGTGGTGCCCTTCACCGCCTCGGCCATGGTGATGATGGCCTGGGCAGTCTGCTTGGCCCAGCGCGACAGGCTGCCATCTGCGGCCAGTCGATCCAGCGTCGTCAGCAGGGTCGTGAGCTGCTCCTTGAAGTAGGTCAGCACGCCCTGGTCGGCGACTTCCTGTTTCCAGTCCTTGAAGCGATCGGTGGCGGTCTTCCACAGGCCGGCAATGGTGCCCACCTTCGCGGCCGCCGCCGCGCCGCCGTACGACTCGGCCAGCAGATCGAGAATGATCCCCTGCGCCTTGGCTACCTGGCCGGTTGCTTCCAAGCTCTTGATCAACGCCTTCTGGCTGTCATCCAGCGTGAAGCCCTGCTTGCTCAGGCTCTCCATCGCCTTGGAGGGCGTCTGCAGGGCCTTGCCCACCGTCTCGGCCGACTGCTCCAGCGACATGCCCAGCCGCTGCGCCTGGTCAATGGTGATCTGCATCGCCGCTGGGAACTGCTCGCCCACGATGTTGGTGTAGGACAACAGGCGCACCTGGGCCGCGCTGATCTGCCCATCGTCGAACAGCCCGCTCTGCAGCTGCTGGCGCATGGCGGCCAAACTCTGCGCGGTGAACTCGCTGGTGCGGCCAGTGGCGTGCAAGGCTGCCTCCAGCTGCGCCAGCTCCTGCTCAGCGTCGCTGCCCTCCTTCACGATGGCCTTGATGCCATCGACAACCCGGTTCAGTCCGACAAACGCGATCGCACCAGCGGCCACCGCCTTGAGACGGCCGAACCAGCTGACCGTGCTTTCGGTGGCCGAGGCCAGGTCGCCGCTGCCGGCCGCGGCGTCAGCGGCACGCTCTTTGTAATCGGCCAGCGACTTCGCCGCCGCCTTGCTGGTATCTGCCTGCTTACGGAAAGCAGCCTCGCCATCCTCCAGCTGCTGCTTGCGGCGGCGGCCGGCCTCTGCCTCCGCTGCAGCGGCGCGGGCTTGCTCGCTGAGGGCTTCCGCGCTGCGGGTCGCCTCAATTCGCAGCCGCTGCTGGTGGTCAGCCAGGTCAGCCGTGTTGACGCCCAACGAGGACAGTTCCGTGTCTACCTTGGCGACGGCGTCCCATTGCTCGGTCAGCGCCTTCTGCAGGCGCTCGCCCTCTTTGCGCAGCTCGCGCTGGGCAGCGAGCACCTCCCGCGAGGGTTTCTCCATCTCGGCGATGCCGAGGCTGAGGGACAGTGCAGCCTTCTGGTTGTCGCCAAACTGTTTTTCCAGCTCGGCAAGGTCGGTGAGCATGCCGTCGAAGGCGTCCGCCTTCGCGGCTGCCGCGTTCAGCCCGGTGAGCGAGTCGAGCAGCTTGGATGTTTTGCCGGCGGTCTCGACCGATACATCGCCCAGGTCGCCGAACGCTGCGCGCAGTTCGTCTACGCCCTCGCGGCCTTGGGTTTCGATGACAACCCGAATTGCTTCTTCCAGCCGATCAGCCATTGGAGCTTCCGTTGATGCGCCACTGGCGGCGCAGTTCAGTCACGTAGGTGGTGTGCAGCCGGTCCATCAACCGGCGCCGCGCGGTGAGCGCACGGCTGTTGCCGTCAGCGCCGGAGAGCATCTCGAAGGGGCTAGGCCCGCGCAGGATGCGAACTGGGCCGCGGCCGTGGCGCTTCTGCGTGGCACGGTCCCAACTGCGCACGCGGATGGCCTTGCGGCCCTTGATCGTGGCGATGAAGGCGCCGTCGTACGTCTTCGATTCACCGAGACCGATGCTGGCCGTAGCGCCCTTGGACTTTCGGCCCGCCCAGCGGCCGCCGAACTCGATCAACGAGATCTGCCGGGTGCTGGCCCAGATCGCCAGGAAGTCATCCCTGCCGCGCTTGCCCGTGCTGTAGCCCCGCTCGCCCGTCTCCACGCGGTACTTCCCACGGAGGGCAGCGGCACGGATGTTGTAGGAGGCACGGACTTCCTGCGTGGTAGCCGGCCCGGCGCGGCGCTGCAGACCGATGAAAGCTCGCTGCACCGACAGGTCGTAGCGATTCAGCACTTCGCCAGCCAGGTCGGTCAGGCCGTGGAAGCCCTTCGCACGGCGGCCGCTGACGTAGTACTTGAGCAGGTTGTTCGCGCGATTGGATGCCACTAAGCCCTTCCTGATTCATGCTGGGAGGGCGCCGCATAGGCGCCCTCCCCTTGCCGAGGTCACCAGCCCGCTCAGTCCGCCGACTGCGCCGCGATCTTGAACGTGTAGAGATCGGCCTCGCCGGACTGGAAGATCACCGGGCCGGTCAGGGTTACCTGGATCGGCTCATCACTGAACCAGTCCACGTCGCCATCCACGGTCAAGTCGACGTTCGGAATCGTCAGCAGGCCTTCATCACCACTGATGCGGTCCTGCATGTCGCCCAGGATCTGGAACGACTTGCTGGGCGTGGTGCCGCCGCTGATGGCGGTTTCGAGGTAGGCGTCGTAGGTGTAGGTGGCCACCACGGTGTTGCCTGCCTGAAGCGCGCCGCCGGGCTTTGGGATCAGCAGGCCATGCACCGGATCGAGGGTGTAGTCGGTGCCTTCCACCAGGTCGACGGAGCCCTTTTTGAAGCTCGGCGGGGTGTCGGCCGTCAGGAAGTTGTGCGGCAGCTTGACCGGGGTGTCCACGCTACCCACGGTCACGGACACGTCAGTGGCGGTACCGGCGGCGACCTGGGTGGCCACCAGGGTGCCGTACAGCATGCGGGCCAGGATGGCGGTCGGTACTTCGAGCGCGGTGATGGACACGCTGGTGACACCAGGGTTGGAGTCCTTGTGGATGATCTGCTGATAGCGCGCATCACGGCGCTTGCTCTTGATCTCCACCGAGTCGCCGGCCTCATAGCTGAACGTCAGCGACGACTGTTCCAGCGGCTGGTTACCGAACTTGTCGGCCGGCTCGGGGATGACGGGAATGCGGACGCCGTTCGCGCCGTGCTCCCAGAAACGCAGATCGCCTGCGAACTTGCGGACTTTGGGCTGTGCCATGGTTTTGCTCCTACGGGATCGGGTTGGGGACGGGCTCAAAGGTCTCGGTCAGACCAGCCCGCGCGGTGATCTGAGCGACGACGGCGGAGTGCCCTGCGTCGTCTTCCAGGGTTGCCATCTGGGTTGTCAGCAGTTCGAAGGCGGTGACGCCTATCGGCAGCATCTTGGCGTTCAGCGTCAGAGCGCGGATCAGGTCGTGCCTGGCACGGTGAACCAGCAGCCGTGGGTTCTCCCGACCACTCCCGCGAGGAACTTCGAACTCGATGGTGATAGCGGCGTCGGAGCTGGCCTGGGCGCTACCGCCGCCACTCCGCGAGAGCTGCTGGACCGAGATGACGGTGGCGGGCTCGGCCTGGTCTTCAGGCACCTCATCATCGTCCACCACGATCAGCCCGCTCCCAATATCGGTGCGGAATCCGGCCGAGGTGCGGATCAGCTTCACGCGATCTCGCAAGAACTCGACCAGCTGCCAAGAAAGAGGCTCAGCCAGCTCAGGCACGTCGCACCAGCCACCGGCTGCGAGAGCCGTCGTCACTGAGCTTCTTCACGTTCACGAAGGCCTCGCCATCAACCTCGACGCGATCACCCTGCTCCGGCTCAACATCGGCTCGCAGGTAGGCGATTTCGACCCGACCCGCAACAAACTGCTGCAAATCTCCGATGGTCTCCACATCGCGGTCGATGTAGATCCGTACGCCCGCAGTAACGACGCTGGTCTTCTCCGACTTGACCGTCGCGGTGGAGACCATGCCTACGATTGCCAGCGCGCCATGAATGGTCGCGTCCATCTGACGCAGGAAGTCCCGTTCGCTCATCGGGCACCTCCCGAACACAGAAGCGCATACGCTTGCAGCCCTCTCACTTGTGCGTCGCATTGGGCGGCGGCGCCAACAGCTCGGCCCGCACTTTCGATTCGGTCGTCGGCTCGACCATCAGGCTGGCTGGCGGCAGCGGCGGCCGCGGACAGCTCTGCGGTGGCGACGGACGCTTGCCAACGCTGGTGCAGGCGCTGATTGCCATTGAGAAGATCAGCGACAAGGCGATCAGATGCCGTCTTTGCATCGTTCTTTTCCTTTTCGTACTGGGAGGCCAGGGCGTTCGCGGCGGCGGCACTGCTGCGCTCTGTCTTCAGGGTTTCGGCCACGGCATCAGCCTCAGCGCGGGCTGCGTCTCGCTCACCTTCCATGGCATCACGGCTCGACGCAGCCTGCTCGGCCGCGCGGTGTGCGATAGAGACCGAGCCGCGCTGCCAGACGACGACGGCCAGCAGCAGGAGGATGGCGACGATGAGGGCGCGGATCATGCGGACACCACCGGGTCTTCGGGCGGGATGACTGCACCAAGGCCGCGCAGCGTGGATTCAAGCTGGCGGACGCGAATACGCAGCGCGCTTGCGTCCTCCTGTGCCTTGAGGCGCATCTGCATCTCGGCCTGCAGCCGCTCGTCCTGAGCAGTGACACGCTGCTCCAGGAACCCGATACGCTCGGAAAGGCCCTTGATGAGATCAACGTTGGCGTCGGTTTCGGTGCGCTCCTTCCTGTGCGCGAGGAAAGCCGTCCACGTCTCGCGCAGCACCCACAGCGCTACCACGCTGCCTGCAGCCCACCAGGGTGCCGTGGCAGTGACGCCGCCGCCGACCATCAGCGCAGCGCCTCTGCAACACCGGCATCGATCACATCCGGGCGCCAGTACATGCCGCCGTTCTCATGCTTGGCGATGGCCGTGGCCAGGCGGCTAAGGGTGACCGCGTTGTCCAGGCGGATGACTTCCGAAGGTGCGACGCCCACGGCAGTGGCAACTTGCTTGACGTAGGCACCGGTGTCGTTTTCCACCGGCGGAGCCCAGCGCCCGATGATCTCCTTCACCGTGCGCAGGCCGTGCTTGCGCTGGTAGGTGAGCAGGGTCTTCGCCAGGGCGCGGAACCCAGCCTGGGGGGTCAGGAATACGCAGAAGCGCTGCTCGCGGGCAGTAGCCGCAGCGGACCGATCCTCACCCTGCCACGGCGTGCTGGTGCGGTCGATGTTGCCAGGATTGTTGTTGCGTACGCCGCGCGGCGTGCTGGTGGTGCCCATGCGATCCCCCGTTGTCGCTGTGGAAGAACCGGCACCGCTCACGCCACCCGGGCGTATGTGAGCGGTGCCGGCCTGTTTGGTTACGCCTTGGAGGCGTTGCCCGGCGAGAGACGCACCTCAGCGGTGGCCTGCCCGGCAGTCCCCGCAGCCCAGGCGAACGCCGCGCCAGCGACATCGCCGGCCGCAGCGGCCGCGGCACTCCCGTCGAAGGCGTTGGCGCTGGCGTCCCACAGCAGCTTTTCGCCCTGCTCAAAGGTCGCAGCCGGCACCTTGGGCACGGTAAAGACGCCACCCAGCGCCACGCTGCCAGTCGCATCCGCGGCAATCGCCACCAGAGCGACACCCAGCTGGTGGCCGATCACCACCACCTGGCCGGAAGCCACGGCCTGCCCGCTGTTGTTGGTCCAAGGGATCACGTCCCCATCGGAAACGAAGTTCTTTGCCATGTCGTTGTGCTCCAGAAGGGTTAGCCGCAGCGCTGCGCGCCGCGGTAGTCGAGGGCGGCCAGGCCGAAGTCCAGGCGAGCCTTCCAGCGCACGCCATCCACGGTGAAACCTTCTTCGTAGTCGAGGAACGGCTCAGTGACACCGTCCAGGAATGCCACCTCGATCACCGGGCACTCGGCGGGATCGGCGAACAGGTACCACTTGTCATCCTTGATGCGCGCGGTATCCACGATGTCGCGGAACAGGCCCTGCACGGCGTTGGGGCGCTGCAGCTTCCCTTCCGCGTCCGGGTCGTACTCGGCCTTGTTGGTCACGCGTGCGGCGCTGCCGTACTTGGTCGGGCCCAGCCACAGGGCCGGGGTCAGATCCAGCACCTCATTGCCGCCCACATCCTTCTGCCCGGCAAGCTTCACGCGCAGCGCATCCACTGATTCCACGCCCGGCAGCGCTGCGGCCAGGAGATTGCCGTGATCGGCATGGAACAGAGACTTGCCGGACTGCAGCTTGGGGTTGCTGGCCAGGAACGCGTAGGCGTCCGCCTCGATGGTGCGCTTGGCCGCGCGGCCGAAGGCCGTTGCCAGTCCGATGAACGCACCCAGGTCATCGTTGATGATGGCCTGGCGAGTCAGGTTGATGATGTTGCCCTTGGTGCCGGCAGTAATCGTGGCCTTCTCGCCATCCGGAATGGTCTTGTTCTTGAACTCTCCGGCCTCGGTCAGGGCATCCAGGTTGCCGAGGCTGCCCACGCGGTAGCGAGAATGCTCGCGGAAGTCGCTGACGGTGCCGGTGGCGCACCAACGCGACCAGGTGTCCGGGGCAACTGCGTAGGCCGACTGGAGCGCCTTGTGCATGGTCGCTTCCAGCAGGATCGGGAAATCGCTGCCGGTCTGGGTGAAGGCGCGCCCCACCAGCTCCAGCTTCGACATGCCATCGGTACGCACACCGCTGCGTTCCAGACTGCGGCGCGCGAGGTCCATCAGCGTCAGTCCGCGAACCGGGTTGTCCCCGGTCAGAACGAACGCACGCTTGGTGGTCGGATCGATGACCTGCGCGCGCGACAGCAGCGCGTCAGTGACCGCAGCGCGCTGCAGCTCGCTTTCATCCTGGGTGACGCTGATGCGGTTGATGTTGCCGCCGGCAGCGTTGTCCGCACGCACCAGGCTGTCCAAGATGATGCCGCGGACGTGATCGAGGCTGTGACCAGCCCTGATCCAGTCTGCGGCGTGCTCACTCTGGCCGTGGCGCTGGGCGAGTTCGACGATGTCCGCCGCGCGGGTGTCGGCCTGGGGTGCCTGAGCCGGCGCCACAGGCGCTGCAGCGGGCGGGGTGGAGGTGTTGGGGGTGGGCTCGTGCTGCACCGCCTGATCGGCGGCACGGGCGGTGGGCTGGGGCATAACGGTCTCCTGCGACGATGCGCTGCGAGTGAACACGCAGGGGGTTCCCTGCGCGGGTTGGTTGCTGCGGGTGGTTGCACCCTGGTCGGCGGGCACGGTGACGAAGCTGATTTCGGTCGGAGTCCACTCAACCGCGCGATACACGGGAAGATCTCCCGGATTCACCGCACGCTCGACCTCATAGCGCTGGACGCTGTAGCCGACCGAAATGTTGCGGATGATCCCGGCCTTGATGTCAGCGACGACCCCCGCCAACTCTTCACGCTCGGAGAGGCGGATGACGGCGTGGCCCTTGCCATCGGCGAGCCATGCGCGCTCGACTACGCCCATCTGCGACTTCAGGTTCCAGGTGTTGTGGCTGTCCAGAACGGGCGCGGTGCCTGACTCCAGCCGAGACATGTCGACGGAAGCATCGTCAACAACCAGTTCTTCCCAGTAGGGGGTATCGTTCCACCAGTCGTAGCGACGGACGCGCGCGCCCTCGGTCCACACCAGCTCGACCGTACGCGCTTCCTTGTTGAAGCTGGTGGGCAGCAGCCGCGCTTCACGGAGCTGTTGCGGCATCAGCCGGGTTCCCTCGATGGCCGAAGGCTGGGTTGCCTGGGGCATGGCTATTCCTCGTTGGGTGAAGGGGCTGCGGCCGGCATTGACCGGGCAGCACTGGATTGCAGGAAGCTCATGAGCTTGAGCGCTCCGGTCTGCTCCATGCGGGCGTAGTCCTTGCCCATCTCGACAAAGACCGCATCGGCGTCGTAGCCACGTCGCCGCAGGGATTCGCTCGGCGACAGGAGCCCGGCGCCCATGCCTGCAATCTCCGAATCGATGTCCTGCTTGGGGTTTACGTAGTCCCAGCGCGGAGTGCTCCAGTCAGCAGAGCTCCCGGGGTTGCGCACTTCGCCACCCAACGCCGCAGCTTCATCGAACCAACGCCAGATGGGCTTGCACATCTGCGGGATCAGAACCAGCCACTGGAGCTGCTCGGTGTCCCGGCGGAACTCCATCTGCCGGATGCGTGCGCTGGAGAAATTCACCTCGCGCATGTCGCCCGTTGCAGACTCGTAGGGCACCCCAATGCCGGCCGTGATGATGTGCGCGTTGTACTTGCAGTACTCCACGTAGCCGCCGGCCGGCTTCGGCTCGATGGTCTGGAACCCTGTGGCGCCGGACACATGCGTGATTCCGCCGCTCGGCAGCGGCCCGAGGTCAGTCATCGACTCCCGGTCCCCGCTGAGCTGGGAAGGACCGTCGTCATCGCTGTTCGACATGGCCTCTGGATCGCCACTGACTATGACGCCCAGGCGGGCCTCAAGATTCTTGCGCGCCAGTTCGGCGTCCTCGTACAGCATCAGGTCGCGCACGCGCGCAATGACCGGCGCGAACCGGCTGATGCCACGCCCCTGACCAGGGCGAACGGGATTGAACAGATGGATGATGTCGGCTGCGGGAACTGCCGCGCTGGTCAGACGAACGGAGCCACGTACCGCCTCACCCGGGTGAGCAGCAAACAACCAATACGCCTTGACGCGCCCGAGCACGTCATACTCGATGCCGTTGATGATCTGGCCACCGCCACGCAGCGAGCCATTCTTGCTGCCGTCAAGCCAGTCGATCTCCAGAACCTGCAGTTGCAGCGGAACCGCCAGGCCATCTGACATGCGACGCGTGCGACGACGAATAAGGACTTCACCGTCCTGCTCCATCGCCCGATATGCCGTTGCCATCAGCCCGTAGATATCTGACTTGCCGTCAGCATCAGCAACATCCGCCCAGCGTGACCACAGCTTGTCCAGGCGCGCAGCGTCTGGACCCTCAGCCTTCGGAGTGATGCCCGTGCCAATGGTCGCGCTCACCAGCACCTGCAGCGACCGCGCACAGTAAGGGACGTTCTGCACCAGCGAACGAGCGCGATTGCGAAGCTCGCGCGCATCGGCCATGTGATCGGTGTTGGCACTGGCACCGGCACGGCGGACCCGCCAGCCGTCACCACGTGAAGCACCTTCGTAGGCTCTCGCCGCATCCAGCATCACGCGCGCCCGATGCCGGTGCAGCGCATACCCGGGGGCGACTGCAGCGATGGCACGATCAAGAAAGGAAGTCCCCACGTCAGAAGCCCCTCAACGTGGTGAACCGATAGCGGCGCGTGGCCGGCTTCCGCGCAGGTGCAGCAGCGGCAAGCTCAGACTCCATACGATCCAGCGCCGTCAGCATTGCCTCGACGGACTGGTACGTGACCTGCCTGTCCCCGTGGCGCACCGAAAGCTGTCCGCTGGCGATGGCCGCCTTGAGGCGCTTCACATCGTCCTGTGTCCAGCTCATCGAAGGGGCATCCGCGTTTCCATGGATGCCAGTTTCCGTACCAAGTGCGGGTGAGTCTCGGGGAACTCACCCGCACCCTTCACCCGTTCGCCGAAGGCTCATCCAGCAATCGATACAGCGTCCGCCGATCAATTCGGAACCGCTTGCAGAGGGAGCGCACCGATTCCTGCTGTTCCAACCCCTTCCTGATTTCGCCCACAGGATATGAGGGTGCCTGCAGGCTCGCCGGGATGTACAAGTCCTGGGCCGGATACTCATCGACCAAGTAGGCAACGACTGCCGCCACCACCTCGCGGATATCGTCGCTGTCGCAGCGAAGGCGCAGCGCCGCCCCAATGGTCAGTTCATCAGTCAGTTCGTTGATACGGATGCGCTGGCGAATAGTGTTCCGGCTCACCACTGCCTCCGGAACTGTTGCGCCGACGTGGAGCGAACCTTCCTCGGCGGAAGCGATGTTTCACGGGAATCGGCATCCTCAGCCGGAGAGAGCGGCTCCACATTCGTTTCGCGTGGAACATCGGCCACCGGAGTGGCCGACGACAGCAAGCGCTGTTCCACCAGATCCCAATCCGCACGGGTGAAGCGATTCAAGCGGACCTCGGGATGATGTGCCGCCGCATACGCGTACACCCAGGTATCCAAAGGCTCATTACGGGTCACCCTCTTCTCGAACCGATTCTTCACCGGGTTATAGACCTCCGAAACCACGCCTGGAAAGAACTCTTCCGGCAACTGGTCGCTGAAGTGAACCATGCGCGTTGCCACCTCGCGCTCCGCATCGGCCGAGAGCCTGCTATAGAGGTAGTGCTTTGCATTAACCGTGCCCACATGGTGGATCGTGATGCCGCGCTTGTCGGTCTTACCCTTCCAGGTCACGTCGACCAGCTTCCCCTTCGACAGCACCGGAGCGTTGTTGGGAACAGCGCCGAAAATACACATCGGTCGGGTGACACGTCGCTGGCGCACGTAGTTCTTGACCGCCTCCGTGCGGTGGCCACCCGCGTCTATGGCAACCGCCATCGGTCGTAGCAAAACACCGTCCACCCGCTCAATGGCGCGATTGAGAAGATCCGTCAGCGCAACCCACACGGCATCCTCTGCGGGGTCACCCTGCAGTTCCACGTAGTCCAAGGTCCAGGCGGTCATGCCACGCCCCCAGCCGATGATGTGCACTGCGAGGCGTCCGTCTTGGGTATCCACACCCACTGTGACAGCCAGCACGCCGAGCGGCGCCAGGCGCAGGGCGTACGGCTCGGCACGATCCTTGATCACGTTGTGCTTAACCGCGCGCATCGACGGGTCTTCCCACGTCTCGGCCAGCCGGTCATTCACGAAGGTTTTGAGGGAGGCAGGATCCCCCTGCGCCTCCAACCACTCCTTCACCAAATCCAACCAGCGCGGCCCCAGGCCGAACTGGTAGTACAGGCAGTTGATGGTGTAGCCGCGAATCGGCGAGTCAGGATTGGCCGCGACCCATCGCCCCTTGACGATCATGTCGGTCTTGAAGTGTTCCTCGATGGCGACGCCGCACTCGCAACAGGCGTACCACGCGTGGCTCTTGTCGGGCGACCACACCAAGCCGCTCCACTGCAGTGCCTGGTAGTGGCCGCAGTGGGGGCACGGCACGTGGTATCGCCGCTGGTCGCTCTTGTCGTACAGCTTGGCAATCCGGCTGAGGCCGGCAATGCCGGGGGTGCTGATGTACTGGCGCTTGTAGGTGGTTGGGAAGGATGACGTACGCCCGTCAAGCATCTTCACTGGATCATCGCCAGTAGAGAGCTGCTGCGGCGCCTCATCGATCTCATCCACTTGCAGGTACTTCACGGTTGAGGACTTCAAGCGCTGCGGGCTACCCATGTGCTCCACGAACAGCTGCCCGCCAGCGAAGTCCTTGAACGTGCGCTGGTTCGCGCTGTCGCGGCTGGCGGTGCTGGTCAGCGCCTTCTTGACTGCTGCGCACACCTCGATCATGGGGTTCAGCTTCTGGGCGATCCACTTGTTCATGGACACCTCACCCGGCAGCGCATACATCATCGGGCCCGGCGCATAGTCCATCCAGTAGGCCATGGCATTGGTCGCCAGCTGGCTCTTGCCGAACTGGATCGGGAACATGCAGACCTGGTCATGCACCGGGCTACGGGCGGACATGTTGTCCATCGGCTCACGCAGTGGCGGGTTGCGGTCCGTCACCCAGCGCCCGGGCTTGCTGCCGCTCTTGGTGGACAGGCGCATGTGTTCGTCGCACCACTGCGAAACGCTCATAGGCCGCCGCGGCTGCAGCGAGCGCGCCAGTACCGACGCCAGGCAGCTCTGTGCCTCCATCATTCCGCAGCCTCCCCTGCCTTGGCCGCCAGCGTGCGGAAGCCCTGGCTGAGTTCTTCCAGTGCGTGGCTCACCTCATCCCAGACCAGCCGCCGGCAACCGGCCTCATCCAGCGTTGCGGCAAGCTGCGGCGCCAGCGTGTCGGCCAAGCGCTCCATCGCACCCCGGAAAGTCGTTGCATGCTCAGCGAGGAATGCCTCCACGTCCGCACGCGGCAACAGCAGCCCCAGCTCTTTCTGCAGCGCGATGTGCGCCATGTGCGCGTCGGTCTCTGCCTTGTCGGCCAGCGCCTTGGCCTTGCGCGCGGAATCCGGCGTCTGGGGGCGGCCTGACCTCGCAGGTCTGGCATTGTCGTCGTCGCCGTCATCTTCCTCATCATCGATGTCCGCTTCGATGGCGCCGGTACCCTCCCCGCCCCCCATCAGCGAGCTGCCACGCTCATCCGCGTGGCGCTGGGCGACACCGGCATAGACCGGGTCTGCGGTGCGAGCGTAGAGCTCCAGGGAGGCGGCCTTCAGGAATCCCTTGCCGCCCTCACCCACCACCACCCTGCCCTTCTTCCTCAGCTCTACCACGTAGGACGGCTTGCAGCCGATCAGCGAGGCCAGCTCTTTGCCAGTGATCGTCACGTCTTCCTCAGCCATTGATTCCCCCTACTCCATTTCCTTCGAAGATCGTTAAAGCGGAAAAACGCGCGCGCGCGAGGATGTGCGGGCTGTGCGGCGGCGTGTGCGGGATGAGATAGCCGCCAGATCGCTGCGGCACAAAGCGTGTGCGGGGTGTGCGGGATGTGCGGCCACCTACATACGCACGCGAGGCGCATTGCGTTGTGGGGGCGGGATAACCGTTCGCGCCCGCGCCCGCCCATGTAGGCCGATGCCCGCACGTCCCGCACACCCCTACTGCCGCAAGCGATTCACGGCAATTCGATGCCCGCACATCTGCCCGCACATCCCGCACACACCGCACATTGATAGCCGTAGTGATCACGCACGCCCCTTGTAGTCGGAATACATGCGTCGGAATGACACGACCTGGTCGCCCAGCCACGCCGCCTCTGTCTTCCCGTCAGGCACCGTGCAATCGCCGAGCATCAGGAAGCCATGAGGCCCATTCACGGTCTGCTCGATCTGATACCGCTTGCGTGCCCTGTCGGGATGGGTGATCTGCCGCTTGCGGACCAGCGCGTTGATGAACTTTGGTGACGGCGCCGGGCGCGGCAGACCCTCGCGCGCGCACCAGGCCTTGTAGACCTCGTACCACTCCTTCGACAGCGCCGGCATGGGTTTCAGCCCCGGGATGTCATCGCCGTAGAGCTCGTCCAGGAAGCGCTGTGGGCTGTCTTGGCTCAGGCCAATCAGCTCTTCCTTCGCATGCGTCATCGGCGGATGCGTGCCGTTGGTGAACCCGGTCAGGTCAACCTGCAGCAGATAGTGATGCAGCGCTGCGGTCGCACCATTGCGGATATCGGCCAGCACCTCGGTGTAGAACTCCAGGCTCAGCTTCTCCGGGGTCCAAATCACAGCGTGGCGCCGGTCATCCTCTTCCAGCACGACCGGCATCGCCTCGTTCGAGAGGAACACCAGGTTGGCGTGGTTGTCTTCCTCGTAGGCCTGGATGTTCTTCGGGTTGATGCGAATGCGATCGCCCGTGATCAGCGCCTTGAGCTTGTTCTTCAGGTGGTACACCTCGGTGCGTGCAACCACTTCGTCGGCCAGGAGGAACAGCTTGCGGCTCGCCCAGTCGTTGAACTTGTCTTCCAGGGCCGCCTGGTCAAGCACCCGGCCGTACTCACCATAGAGCTTCATGTACTCATCGAAGAACATGTTCTTGCCGGTGCCCTGCGGACCATGGATGACGATGGTCGACTTCATCTTGGCGCCAGGGTGCTGCAGTGGGTAGGCCAACCACTTGACGACCCAGTCGTACAGCGCCTTCTGGTTGGCCTCATTGCCGCACATGTGCCAGAGCAGCTGCAGCAGCCGGTCGCAGTTGCCCTCCTGCGGCACGGTCGGCCAGCCGGCAAAGAGGTTGCACGTCACCCCGGGCTTCTCGCACGACGGGTCAAAGTCGACTTCCCGCACCCGCACGATGGACCGGTCCGAGTGCTCCATCCACGCCCGATGCAGTTCTTTGCGCACACAGGCATCGCGCATGTCGCCCAGCGCCACCAGCATGTGTTCCTTGTGATCGAACACCGTGCCACCCTGCCCATAGACCAGCGCGAAGCGCTCGAGCAGCTCGGTCAGCGAGTGGATTGGGGCCAAGCGATCATTCCCCTCGCCCCCGTCGCTGGTGATGGAGGGCGCGCGTTTTTCTGCAGGCACCCGCCATGAAAGCTCCGTGAGACGGGCTTCGACCTGTGACCGCACGACATGCAGGCCTTCTTGTGCGTGCAGATCGTTGAAGTCGCTGACCTTGCGGCCGCTGTCGATGAAGCGCTCACGCCTGCCTGGCTCATCGGCAAAGACCGGGTGCAGGACTGCTCCGCCCACGTCCAGCGCTGCGGCCTCGGCACCCAGCAGGCCGGCATTCGACGCGCCATGCGGCTGCGCGCACGATGGGCAGAACTGCGGATGGTCGGCCAACACCAGACGGCTCTTGCAGTGCCGGCACTTCTGCAACACGTCGTCGTCGGCGCACAGCAGCATCTTGATGCCGCGATAGCGCTTCGCCAGGGCCGAGGCGACGGCCAGCATGTTGCCAGCATCGAACGCCACGGCCACCGGGTAGCCTGTCGCCATGTGCAGCGTTGCCGCCGTGGCATAGCCCTCGGCCACCAGCAGGATCCACTGCGGGCTTCCGCCGATCAGGTGGAAGTGGCCCTTCTTGACCATACCGGCCGGCCAATACTCCTTCGCGGGCTTGCGACCTGCCGCAGCCAGCCTAGCGCTGCGCAACACCTGCAGGCCGTGCACCTGGCCGTTGACGTCAAGCAGCGGGACGAGAGCGGCGCCCGTGGTGCCGTAGCGCAGGCCGAAACCCTGCACGCCCTTGCTGACCAGGTAGTCGGCTTCGCCAATGGCGTTGGCCTTCGCCCACGCCGACGATGCCCGTTTGGCCGCGCGCTTCGCCTGGGCCTGCCGGTCAGACTCCGCCCTGCGACGATCCTCGGCCAGCCGGTTGCGCAGCGCTTCGCGCTGTTCATCGGAGAAGGTCTTGTCGCGCTTGCGCAGATCGACCTTCGTGGCGCCGTTCTCGTTGCCGTGCCAGACGCCATACGTGCCGACGACCAGCACTTCGCCGGCCGAGGTGTTCAGTTCGTGGAGCGCGTACCAGCCGCGGCGCTCGCG